CCAGCCGCTTTAGGTAACGGGTCACTTTGTTGCTCGCCAGGTCCATGGCCTTGGCCACGTCGATGGCGGCCACCGGTTGCTGCGTGAGCTCCCAGCGGCTGCAGATGTGGTCATACAGATCCGCCTGGCGGCCCTCAAGGCTGTCGATGGCCTCCTGCAGCTGTTCGGCTGCCTCCACCTCGCCACCATCGCCGTGGAGCATCCATCCGGCGTCAGTGCGCTCAATCAGCAGGCTGGCCGGGTGGCCAGACCTGCCCATGGTCTTGAGGGTGATGCGCTTGTCGGGCTGGTCATCGCCCCGCAGGTAGGCCATGTGGAGCAGCTGCGAGGGAACGGCTGTGAGCGCCGTGGTTCCCCTGCTGCTGCTGATCAGGCTGCCGCCATTGCCCTTGTTCGCGTGGTGGATGACGCAGGCGGTGGCGTTGGTCTGAGCACAGACCACCAGCAAGGCATTGAGCGGGTTGGCGTAGGCGCTGCCGCTGTCCTCGATCTGCAGGTGGCTCACGCAGGCGTGGTAGCTGTCGAGGATCAGCAGGGGCCGGTCGTATTGGCTCAGCCGTTCGGCCAGGGTTTCGAGGCCTTGCTCGTTCAGGTGGAGCGGATCGGCAGCAGTCCAGATCACCTCGATCGGATCGGCCAGGGCGTTCTGATCGCTCAGGAGCCCGAGGGGCTTGAGCATGTGGCCCCAGTCAGGCAGCGACTGGTCAGTCCCGACGATCACCACCGGTGGGCATGGCCCGATGAACCGTCGACCGAGAAATGACTCTCCGCGGTGCCAGGCGGCCACCATCGACAGCAGCAACGAGGTCTTCCCGACCTTCGGCTGCGCGATCAGGAGATTGAGCCGCTGCGCCATCAGCAGGCCATCCCAGGCCCAAGGGATCGGGCTGAGGTCGATGACTTCGCCCTTCGTGATGCCGACGCCCTTAGGGGCAGCCGCGGCCACCGCTTCAGCCAGGTAGGCACGGAGATCAGCGTCTCGAACGTCAGCATCAACGCCCAGGTGGCCGGCCAGGTTCCGCATAGCCGGAAGCCAGTCGGCTTCGGCTTCGTTGGCGACGATCTGATGGGCTCGGCCCTTGAGTCCGTTCAGCGCTTCGTGGAACGGCGACGCCGGCCCTGGTGGTGATCCGCTTGAACTCGGCGGTGTATCCGCCTTGCTTGGCCCGCTCTGGGCTGTAGAAGTCATGCTCGCTCAACTGTCCGATGGCTTGGAGGGTGTGAAATGCCTGGAGTTCTGGGCTCTGCTCGTAGGGGTGCGCTGCGTCCCATGCGTCGAGCGCTTTGGTGCTGCGATGGTCCTGCATACGGCTGTAGTGGCCTTCGATGGCCAGTGCCGGATCGAATGGCGCCGGCAGGCTGTACGGCACCCAGCGGAGCATCTCCCAGGCTGCGCGCTCGCGGTCAGGCATCGGCCTGTTGCTGCTTCGTGGCTGCGAGCCCTAGCTGAACCAGGTAGTTGACCCAGGATGTGCGGCTCATGGCGCTGGGCTTGGTGCCGTCGACTTGCTCGAGCACAACGGGATCGATGAAGACCTTCTGGCCGGCGACGGATTGAAGCGGCTTGCTCATGGGTTTAGTGCATGGTGCGGGACCAACCTATCCCCAAACCGGACCCATGGTGCGGATCGTTACGATCGTGCATCCGCCGCGGCCCTGTGATCCAGCTGTCAGTCCTGGGGCTCGATCCAGCGCCGCAGGGGAGCAAGCGCCACGTCGGTGGTGGCCGGCTGATCGAGAGCAGCAGGCGGGTGAAGCCATGGCGGGCTGCCGTGGCGCACGAGGCCAGGCTGGCCGGGCAGCAGGTGGCTGGCCCCTGCGCCGTGGAGCTCGATTTCAGATTCATGCGCCCAAAGGGTCATCACAGGGCAAACGGCGAGCTCAGGGCGTCTGCGCCGCGGTTCTGCGTCGTGAAACGGAACGATCTCGACAAGTGCTGCAGGAGCACGCTCGACGGGCTGGTGGATGGCGGCCTGCTGATGGATGACTGCCTGGTGGTGCTGTTGTTCGCCTCAAAGCGCTACTGCGGGCTCGGGGAGCGGCCGGGCGCCGTGGTGCGGATCAGGCGATTGTGAATAATTGTCAACGGGTCACGGTTGGGGCTGATCTGGCCCTATGTTGGGTCCATGGCCAACAGGCCCCACCACCCACAAGCCAATGACACGTCGCCAGCAGCTGTTCGCCCTCGCTGCCCAGCTCCACGAGCTGACCACAGAAGAGGAGCGCGAGGATTATCCGTTCTGGGATCACCTCAACGATCTGATCAACGACCTGGAGATCGAGGAGGATTGACCACGGCCCGCCGGAGCCTATCCGGCATCACCACCCACTCGCCACCACTGCCATGGCCAACAACCGCTTATTTATTCGCAATCGCAAAACGGGAGAATATGCCTATTTTCTAAAGTCTTTCGGTGCAGGATGGGAGATCAGGAAAACCGCAGAGCAAATCGAGAAAGACATTGCTGAATTATTTGACAATGCCTCTTTCGGCAACTGCTCTGGCGCCGCCACTGATCTTGAGTTTGTCGCAGAAACTGATCCGCGATATTCAGAAGTTGATGGTCTACTGGTTCACTCTGCAGATCATCTCAGCGCTTAACACCACCACCCCCACGCCAAATGCTCGACAAATACCACGAATTCATAGCGTCGAAAGGCAGTTTGCACGGATCTGTTGGATTCGAGCCACGCAACAAATGGAAGCTGTTCAAGCATCAACAGGCAACACTTGAGTTTGCGTGCAGGAAAGGCCGATCGGCTGCATTCCTAGACACTGGCCTTGGCAAGTCTCGCGTCGAGGCTGCTGCTGCTGCCGAGTTTGCCGTGGCCAGCGATCGGCCATCTCTGATCCTCACACCACTTGCCGTGGCAAGGCAGATGCAACGCGAATGCGAGGCGATCGGAGTTGATGCGACGATCGTTCGAGAGCAGTCCGATGTTGCAGCTGGCGTCAACATCGCCAACTATGAACGGCTCCCAAAGCTTGACACCTCGGTGTTTGGCGGCGTGGTGTTGGATGAAAGCAGCATCCTCAAGGCATTTACCGGACCGACAAAGCGAATGCTCTGCGAGGCGTTTGCCGATACTCCTTATCGGCTAGCTGCTACGGCAACGCCTGCGCCAAATGATCACATGGAGCTCGGGCAGCACTCTGAATTCCTTGGCGTTATGCCTGGCCCGGAGATGCTCTCTCGGTGGTTCATTTCCGATCAGACCACAATGGGAGGCTATCGACTGAAAGGCCACGCCCAGGACGACTTCTGGCGCTGGGTAGCCAGCTGGGCCAGGGCTGCCACGTTGCCATCGGATCTAGGTGGCGATGACGATGGCTTTGTCTTGCCGCCATTGAATTATCAGGTTCACTCGATCACCGCTGACATCACCCAAGATGTTCCCGATGGATTGCTGTTCAGGATCCCAGACGGCAGCGCCACCACGATGCACCGTGAAAAACGCCTGACAATAGCCGATCGCGTGGCTTGCGCTGCAGAGATCGCCAACTCGGCCGATGGCCCTGTGATTGTCTGGTGTGAAACCAACAGCGAATCATCGGCACTGGCCGCATTGATACCGGACGCGATTGAGGTCCATGGTTCAATGGCGCCTGATGTGAAGGTCGCTGCCTTGGATGCGTTCACGTTTGGCGAACGCCGTGTGATCGTCAGCAAGCCAAAGCTTGCTGGCCTTGGCCTGAACTGGCAGCACGCCAATACGGTCGTGTTCGCCAGTGTGAGCCACAGCTATGAACAGCACTATCAAGCGGTCCGACGCGCTTGGCGATTTGGTCAAACCAAGCCAGTCACGTGTCACGTCATCATCAGCGACACTGAGGCCAGCATTTGGAGCAACGTGCAACGCAAGGCCAATGACCATCAGCGCATGAAACGCGCAATGGCTAATTCAATGCTGCGATTGCAGCAAGAGGCCACGCTGCGCCGCGCCTACACCCGCACTCCTTCCGTCACCCTTCCCGATTTCTTCTGATGAAACCCGATTATCAAGGCAACAACTGGGCCATTTACAACGCTGATTGCGTTGAGCTGTTGATGGGTCTACCTGACGACAGCATCGACTGCGCTGTGTTCAGTTCTCCATTCTCATCGCTTTACATCTACAGCGATTCCGAGCGCGACATGGGTAATTCTGCATCTCACGAGGAATTCCTGGAGCATCACCGTTACATGGCGCGTGAGCTGTATCGCGTGATCAAGCCAGGCGCCGTGATCTGCGATCACGTCAAAGATACGGTTTTCTATCAAAACAGCAGCGAGACAGGCGAAGGCGGACTATTCCCTTTTTCTGATGAGGCCAGCCGTAACTATCGAGAGGTTGGATTCTGCCTTCGCGCGCGGGTCACCGTTTGGCGCGATCCAGTGCGTGAAATGCAAAAGACAAAGCATGAGCGACTTCTTTACAAGAACATCCGCGAGAACAGTCGCGTCAGT